TGGCGTAAACGCCGCGCCGGCCGCTTGGGTTCAGATTGTGACTACAGTATGGGGGCTTTCGCGCCGATTGTCAACGCTGATTCGCCAGCCGAAAATACTCCTGCCAGGCCGCGGCGTTCTCCCGCTCCTTGGCGCGGGCGGCCCGCCATGCCAACAGTTCTGCCGGCGGGGCCTCATCGGGCATCCGGCCGTAGCGCAGCACGCCCGCGCTGGTGGCCTCGTAGGCCGGGAACGTGACCGGCCCCACGTCAAAGAGTTCCACGTCCTTGACGATCCGCAGTTGGCGGTTCGGTTCGTTGACGCGCTCTTCGGCCAGGACGGTAAACGAAAAGCTACTGCCCGTGATGTCGCCGCGGCCAATCGAGGCCGCCAGGTCGCGGCCGACCGCCGTATCGGGCACCGCAATCTCGTAGCGGAGGCCCACGTCGTCGGTCGTCAGACGCAGCGTGCCGGCCGCGGTGCGGCCGAGGATGTTGTCGGGCGCGTGGTTGAAAAGCGCCCGCACGTCGTCGGGCCGGGCCAGCGCGGACGCGAAGGCGTTGCGGTCAATCCGCTCCACCAGGTCGTCCCAAATCAGGTATTCGGTCCCCGCGTCGCCGGCGCGGTAGAACACGGCCGCGTAGCCCACAATCTTCTGCGGCGCATCGCCGTCGGCCGCCCGGAGTTCGCACCGGCCGGCATGGGTCACTCGCCGCTGGACTTGTTGGGTTGCGTTCATGGCAGTCGCCTCCATACGGTCAGGTTGCGGCGGTGCCAACCGCGGAACGCGGCGGCACGCAACCTGTCTCGGTGTTTCTTTTCACGCTCAAAGCCGCGGCCCAGCATGGCCTCGGCGACGTAGTCGGCCGGTCTTTCGTTGACGTGACCGTGGCCGCCCTGGTCTGGCGCGGCCCAACTCAGCACGAGCCACCGCCCGCAGTGACGGTCAAGGTTGTCGAGTGCCAGCGATTCCATCGCGCCGGGAATATGCTCCAAGACCTCCAGGCACACCACCACATCGAACGCGCGGCCCAGCCAGTGCCGTTCGGTCAGGTCCAAGACGCCGCATGAGCCGCCGGTCAGTTCGGCCGTGTGCGGGTTGCCGTCGTAGCCGCGGGCGTCAATGCCTGCCAGCCGCATGGCGGCGACGTAGGTTCCAAGCCCGCAGCCAAAGTCCACCACGCTCAGGCCGCGGCAGAACTCCACCAGCGCGGGCTCTAATCCTTCGTCATGGCGGTGCGGCAGGTCCGCGCCGTCGAGCCAATAGCCGTGTTGGTGGATGGCCGTCATGGGCAAAGGATGTCGGCGAGCCGGTGGCCCGCAGTGGATTCGAGGTTGGCGAAGATCGGCTCGGCGCGGAGTGTAACCTCTTCGTCGGTTCGGCACTGGCCGCAGAGTTCCAGCAGTTCTTGCCGCAACTCAACCACCAGGGCCGCGACGCAGGCCGTGGCGGCACGTTCCGCCGCGGCGTTGTCAGCGGCCGTCAGGTTGGCAATCGGGACACAATCCGTCAGCAGTTGCACGTCGTAGCCGCGCATCGCGGACAACCAGTCCATGAGCCGCTTACTGTCTTTGGATTCCCGCCGGCCCTTGGTCGCTAGTCGCATACCCCAGCGCCGACCGGCTTCGGTGGCCAGCTTGCGGGCGGCGGCGCGGCGGCGTGCCGTGGTGTCGTCCGCTTCGGCCTTCGGCGGCTCGGGTTTCGGATCGGGCGCCGGCTCTGCGCCTAGGACGGTTGTGTTGAGCGGAATGCGATACGTCGCCCCGAGACCGTCGGGAACTTCCGGCCGGTTCAGCATAGCCCGCGCCTCGTCGAGCGTCACCATCCCAACGCTTAGATCGTCGCGCAATACGGCGTGCTCCGTTTGCGTGTCGGTCGAAATCACCGCCGCCCGCAGGAACTCGACGAGATGCGAGTCGTTCTGCTGTTCTTCCACGCTCAGCAGCTTATCCCAACATTCCTCCTCCCATGCCACGAACCACTGGTCAAGACAGTCCTGTAGATAAGCGCGGTTTTCCTGTTCGATGCTCGCGTAGCTGGTGCGGGTCGTATCGCCCAGCTTGTGGGGCGGAATGCCGGTCCAGGCCGAGACTTCGCGGATCTGAAACTCGCGGGTCGCAAGGAACTCGGCCTGCTCGTTGTTCACCGCGAACGCCTGGGCATCGCCTCCTTCTTCGAGCACGGCCACGCGGTGCGCGTTGTCGCCGCTGTGGGCCTGCGTCCACGAATCGCCGATCCGCTTGATGGCCTCGACGCCCAGCGTGCCGGGAAACTTCAGGATCAAGTTGGGCTGGGCCTGGTTCTTGAAAAACAGCGACCCGTACTTGTGGGTCGCCAGCCCAAGGCCGATGGTTTCCTTGGCCTTATCGATCAAGCCGACCCCCCGCATCCCGTCGGGCGCAAACCATTTTAGGTGCAGGATGTTCTCGGGCTGGTAACGGTAGAGCGCGCCGTCAATCGTGGAGGCGTAGTAGTAACGCTCCGCGCCGTCCTTGCTCTCGACAACCGGCGTGGTGGCGGCGGGCGGCAGTATTTCCAGCCGCTCCGGTTCGCCGCCCGGCAGCCGCAGAATCACCGCGTAGGCGTTGCCGTGCAGGAGTGCCTGCCCAGTCATCGTCTGCCGGAACGTGTGGGCGGTGTAGTGCGGCGACGGCCGGCGGCGCAAGAGCCGGTAGGCCGGGTGCTCGGCGGCCCGTTCCTTGCCGTTGCCGGCAGTGCGGCGGTAGAGATACAGCGGAACCTTGGCGCAGTCGCCGGCAATCAGCGTCACTGCCCGCCAGAGCGGCGCATAGCCCAGCGCGCTCGACTCGTTGACCGCGATCCCGCTGTTGGCCCGCGTGCCGCCCGAGACCCAATCCACGAACCAACGACTGGGATTGCTGGCGGTGCTTCGGCGTTGAATCCAGTCCGCAACGCGGTCAACGATCATGGCGGCGTCTCCGGGAAGTGGCTTGCAGCAACGTCGCAACGCACAGCACCACGCCGCCGAACAGCCAGGCGGCCGGTTGCCACGCGCACCACAGGCCGACGCCTACCAGCGCCAGGCCCGCACAGAACACTGCGTCGCTCGCAATCCGTTTCATACGAATACCAGTCCCCGTGTCGCGTACACGCTTGTCTTGCTGGCCCCCAGCACGCCTGCCAACGCCATGATGGCGGCCACGATGCCGTCAATCTTCTGCGGCGAGTTCTCCTTCGCCTTCACGGGCCGGATGTTGCCGCTGGCGTCGGTGAAGACCTCGACGTTGTCCGCGCACCAGGTCAGCACGGGATGCCCGCCGTGCTCGAAAAGACCCTCGCGGACCAATCTGCCGAACTCCTTGGTAGGCTCGTTGAACTGGGCCAACGACTGGCGAAACTCGACCATCGCCACGCCTTGATTCTCCAATCGCGTCCGGGTCGCGTTGGCGTTCCACGGGTCGTAGTGGCAGGTCTCGATCTGCCATCGCGTATGGTCGGCGACGATCTGCGCCTCGACGGCCTCGTAATCCACCGACGCGCCCGGCGTCAGTTCCACGGCCCCGCTCCGCTGCCAGGCCGACCACGGGATACCGTGTTTGCGTTCCGATTCTTTCGCGGTCTCTGCCGGAACCCAGAACCGCGGCAGCAGCGCGTAGCGTCCGCCTTCCAGCGGAAAGCAGAGCACGAATGCCGTCAGGTCGTATTTGCTCGAGAGGTCGAGCCCGCCGCCGCAACGGGCCTGCGCCGGCAGGCAGTCGGCCAGTGCGCGCCAATCGTCCGCGCCGCGGCAGGCCGCCCACCGCTCATGGTCGAGCCAGCGCGTACGCTGTTTCGTCACCACGTTCAGATGCAGCCGCAAGAACTCGTTCAGTCGGGCAGGTTCCTGCGCGACGGCGGCCACTTCGCGGCGCAGGTAGTCGGCCGAGACCGACACCCCAAGGTTCGGGTTCGCGGCGGCCCATACCGCCTCGTCCCGCCAGTCGGCCTCCACGCTCGATTCCCAACTCGCTGGCAGGAATGCCGGGTCAGGGAACGTCCCGTCGCGTACCGCCTGCGCGTGCTTGTGAACCTCATTGCAAATGCTCTCCCGCTCGTAATCGGCCGTGGTGAGGTAGATCGTCAGCGGTTGGGCGCGGTTCTGGCTCGCCATGCCGGTTCGCAGCGTGTCAATCAGTTCGCGGCTGGGTTGCGTGTGCAACTCGTCCACGATGATGAGGTGGGGGTTCTGGCCGTGCTGCGCCGCGCCGTCGGCCGAAATGATTTTGATGGACGAGCCCTCGTATTCCGGCTTCTTCACGATGGACTTGCTCTGCCCGGCCGCGGCCGTGCCGCCGTAGACGCGGCAACGCTTCGACAAGATCGGCTGCCGCTCCACCATGCCGCGCAGTTGGCGGAACAACATGCCGGCCTGTTCGCGCGTGCTGGCCGCGATGTAGTTCTGCTGACCGGCCTCCGGGTCGCAGAACAGGACATAGGCCGCGATGCCGGCAGCGAGCGGCGTTTTGCCGTTCTTCCGCGGGACGTAAAGCAGACACTCGCGGTAGCGGCGGACGGTTCGGCCGCGGCCGTCCTTCCGCTGCCAGCCAAACAGGTTGGCGATGAGCGACTGCTGCCACGGCTCCAACCGAAACGGCTGGCCGGCCAGTTCGCCCTCGACGTGCCGCAGCACCTCGGGAAAGAACTCGCAGGCCCGCTGCGCGGCGGCGGGGTCGAAGAAGCAATCGGGCGTCGCCGTGGCGAACGGATCGTACCCCGGCAACAGCCGGAGCACGGCGTCCCAATCAGTCGCGGTCGTTGTGGTTCCCTTCGCCACCATCTACGGCACCACCTTAAAGAACTTGGCTTCGGCCTGGTCGGCCTCGGTCGGTTGTTCCACCACCAGACGCGCCCGGGCCGACGGGTTCAGCCCGAAGCGGTCTTCCATCGCTCGCAACTCAGCGGCGATTGCCGTCAGCAGCCGTGCGGCCGGGTTCGGCCGGCTGACGGTGTTCTCGCCGCTCGCCTCCAGAATCGTCAGCCCCTCGCGGTTCACCTGCTCGTTGCACCGCCGCCAGTGAAGCAGCAGGCACGCATAGCGGGCCACCGCGTCTACGTCCGCCGCGGTGCCGACGCGGCACTGACCCAGCAGCGCCGCCACGCGGCGGTAGCATGACCGCTCGCCGGCCGTCAGGTAGTCGGGGGCCGCGGGGAGCGGGTCCGCGGGCCGCGGCTCGCCCGCCTTGCCGCGCGCCTTGGCGCGCCAGCTACCGCGCGCGGCGAGCAACGCCGTCGGCGTCGGTTGTGGTCCCTTTCCGGCCATCTTACCTATCTTTCAATTCGCCCCAGACCCGTGAAAAAACACGGGATCGGCCCAAACGGTCTCTGCCGTCACGTCCGGCCAGGATTCGGCCCCCTTATGGGGGGGCTGGTCTTGGTGGAGTCAGTGATGCCGGCATCCCTAGTGCGTGCCAGTCATACAGGTACACATCCCCGGTCGTCACGTTCACGGCAGCGACATACCGCACGGCCTTTGCACATGCCAGCAAGTCACCGTGCCGACCACAGACAGACGCTTGATTACTCGCCTCATGCAGCTTCTTTACCTGCACCCCATGCCATTCACCCTCCAACCGAATCACTCGGTCAACGCCCTTCTGGCACTCAATGACGGGCCGCATGACGACGATTGCTCGCCGTAGACACCACGCATCAAACACGGCCTCAGCGATTGCCCCGTCGCGGTGCATACCGCTCGGCATTAGGTCGGGTTCAATAGCTGCATCAAGTATGACCTTAAGACGCTTTGTCGCTCGCTCCCTGGCGATCTGCCGATGGTATGTATCGCGACACGCCCGCGAACACGTCTTGTTATCTGGTCGGCTAATAAAGCTCGCCCCGCAGACGACACACACCTGCGCAGTCGGCGTTTCTACTGGCGACACATTGCGGCAGCTTGGGCAAAACCGCCGTTTCCTTCCGCCAAAGGGAGCACCGCACGTTTCGCACTGCCATTGATGGTCTTCTCCGCGCCCGCGTTTGCGCACATATCTTTTGTATGCCTTGCACTTGGGACACCGCACCGGCAAATGAACCTGGCTGTCACCACCGATCACATAGCCGCGGTCTGGGTGCCGCTGCCGCTTGATAGTGAAAGCTTTCCCACAGTCCGCGCAAACAATGTCCGGCGATTCCCATTCCTGCGTCACTTCTAGTTGCGGTTGGTTGTTGACCATTAGCCAATCACTCGCCGCGGCGGGTCTTCTCGCCGTGGCAGCGGTCGCAAAGCGGCTGCCAGTTGGCGACCGCCCAGAACAGTGCCGCGTTGCCGCGGTGCGGCTGCACGTGGTCTACGCATGTCGCTGCTCGCACGCGGCCCTGCCGCTCGCACTCCGCGCACAAGGGATGCTGTGCGAGGAACGTCTTACTGGCTCGTTGCCATCGCTTGCCGTAGCCGCGTGCGGCGGCGTTGGCCCGGTGGTCTGCCGCACGCACACGGCCGCAGCGTGTGCAGGGTTGGCCGTGCCGCACCGTGCCAGGGCAGCCAGGCGTCGGGCAGCGGCGTGCAGGTCGGTCGGGCATGGCGGTGCCGTGGTCACGCGGTCACGTCCTTGGTGGTCTTGATCGTGCAGGTGCCGCCCCACACCCGCACGTCGTCGGTTGTGTTCCAAACGTCATAGCGATAGACGCCTGCCTCGGTGGTCGGATGGCTCGAATCGTCGCCGTAGCTGAGGCTGACCACGTTGCCGCTCGTGCCGCCAATCGTCAGGCCGGTCCCGCCGGTGGCGAACTGGCAGAGCGTGGTGGAGGGTTCGCCGGCAGCCGTCAGGCTGTAGATGACCATCGTGAGCGACTTGCCGGTGAGGCTGACTGCGACTCCGTCCTCGTCGGTCACGGTGAAGGATAGAGCACTGCCGGTTGACGATTTCCAATCGCCGTATTGGTAGATCGTGAAGTCGTAATCCTCCACGTCGGCCTGCAATGCGACTGCCGCAATTGCGCCTCCGAGCCATGCGGCGTCGCCGCGGTTGCGGATGGCCTCTAGGCTGTCGGTCGTCGCGTCAAAGGCGGTGCCCGTGGAGTCGTCGGCCATCTTGGTCAGCATCCCGGCCAGCGTGGCGGTGCCGCTGTCCAGCGCGACGGGGGTTCCGATCTTGGTGCTGAGTGTGCTGAGTTGTGTATCAAGGTTGGCGGAGGCCATGCCCACCGCGGAACGCAGACCGGAGGCGTCGGCGTCGGCCATCACAAGGTTCAGCCCGGTGAACTGAATACGGTCGGTCTGCGCCTTGATTGCAGCGATCGCGCTAGCCGTCTCGCTGTCGGTCACTTGTTTGTCGAACGCGATCCAGTCCAGGTAGAGGCGATGTGAGTTGTTGTAGGTTCCCGTCGAGTGGACGAACCGGACTTGCATCGCGCCCGAGCCGTCGTCGTTGTCGGCCGTCAGCGGGAACGTATAGTCGAAGGCCGAACTGCGATTCAGCATCCGGCCGGCCTCGATCCAACTACTGCTGCTGTAGTTGTAAATCTGCACGCTGATGTAGTGACTGGCCGAGCCGGCGTAGTAGCCGGTGACGTGCAGCATCGCCGGAATCTGGCCGACCGTGCTGCTCGACACCGCAACTAGCACGCTT